GCGTTCTGTTGGTCGCGGAGGCTAAGATGGCTACATACAAGCAACCCACAAAGAAGCCCACAGTGGTGGTTGGCGAAATGCCAGTCAAGCAAGCTTTGAAAGCCAACATGTCGTTGGCCAACGAGCGTAGCAACCCCTATGATGGCGTGAAGACTTCCGGCATCAAGATTCGTGGCACCGGTGCTGCGACTAAAGGTGTGATGGCTCGCGGCCCAATGGCATAAGACATGAACTACACCCAGCTTGTAACTGCCGTCTCCGATTACACGGAGAACACGTTTGAAACCGCTGAGATGAACACGTTCATCCAGCAGGCCGAGCAACGCATTTACAACACGGTGCAGTTCCCCTCGCTTCGCAAGAACGTCACGGGCACGATTACGGCCAACAACAAGTACCTGTCCTGCCCTCTGGATTACTTGTCAACTTTTTCGTTGGCGGTGGTTGATGCGACAGGCGCGTACGAGTACTTGCTCAATAAGGATGTGAACTTCATCCGTCAGGCATACCCACAGCCCACGGACACAGCCATCCCCAAGTACTACGCCTTGTTTGGCCCCAATTCAGCCGTTGCAAACGAGCTTTCTTTCATTCTTGGCCCAACGCCAGACGCAACGTACACCGTTGAGTTGCACTACTTCTACTACCCAGAGTCCATTGTGACTGCAAGCACATCATGGCTTGGCGACAACTTTGATACTGTGTTGCTGTACGGCACGCTGGTGGAAGCGTACACATTCATGAAGGGCGAGACCGACATGATGCAACTGTACGACGGCAAGTACAAAGAAGCCCTTCAGTTGGCTAAACGTTTGGGTGATGGTCTGGAGCGTTCTGACAGTTACAGAAGCGGCCAATTCCGTGTCGCCCCCCTGCCCCAGAATAGAGGCGTGGCATGAGTATTGTTCAGACCTCCACCACATCGTTCAAGACAGAGTTGTTGCAAGCGGTACACAACTTCGGCCCGACATCTGCCGACACGTTTAAGATTGCGCTGTACACAGCCGCGGCAGATTTAAACGCCACGACAACTGTCTATTCCACAACCAACGAAGTGGTGGGCACAGGCTACACGGCAGGCGGCAACACGCTGGTCATCAGCGTCTCTCCCACGGCAAGCGACAACAGCTACGGAATCCCGACAGCGTACATCTCGTTTGCCAACACATCGTGGGCATCGGCTTCGTTTACAGCCAGAGCTGCGCTGATCTATAACTCCACACAAGGCAACAAGTCTGTGGCCATCCTTGACTTTGGTTCGGACAAGACCGCAAGCGGCACGGCCTTCACAGTGGAATTCCCGATAGCCAACTCAAACAGCGCCATTGTGCGCATCTCTTAAGGACACACATGCTAGTCACAACCACCAAAGGCGAAATGGATGATTCTCTTCTTGAGAAAAGAGAAGGCGTCGTGGATAATGACAACGAGAACACCACTTGGGTGGAGTACTGGCTAGATGGTGAATTGGTTCACCGTTCTGCACATGTGACTTTGAAGAAACCATTAACTCATATGGTTGCGGAAGCAGCCTCAATCGCATAAGGAGCCATCATGGCAAACACACAAAGCATGTGCACTTCGTTCATGGGCGAACTCATGACGGCCACCCACAATTTTGGTACAGCACCTATCCGTGCGGCAACCACTGCCGACACGTTTAAAGCGGCTTTGTACCTGACATCCGCTACTGTTAACGCAGGCACTACAGCGTATTCTTCTACTGGTGAAGTGACCGGTACGGGCTACACAGCGGGCGGCGTGACTGTGACCAACGCTACGGCTCCTATTGCCACCAACAGCTCTGCAACTGCGGGCGTGGCTTACTGGACACCTTCAGCGTCGATCACTTATACGACTGTGACTTTGAGCACAGCGTTTGATGCGGTTCTGATTTACAACAGCTCGCAGTCTAACAAGGCTGTGTCTGTCCACACATTTGGCTCACAGACCATTACGGCTGGTACGTTCACACTGACCATGCCTTCCAACACAACGTCAACCGCATTGCTGCGCTTGTCCACAACCTAAAAGGTAAGCCATGTCTCTCGGCTGGGGTGACGGCGCGTGGGGGAGTAATGGCTGGGGCGGTACTCTCGATGCAACAGGCGTTGCCGCCACCGGTGCGGTCGGCACTGCGTCGCCCGTACTTACCATTGCCCTTACAGGCGTTGGCGCTTCAGGTGCGGTTGGAGATGTTACTGAGTCGATCATTATCCCTGAGCAGGGAGATGTTGCGACAGGTGAAGTTGGCACAGTTGGCGTAAGTTTGACGGTTGCCCTGACGGGCGTAGGCGCATCAGGCGCGGTTGGTTCTGTTGACCATGCCAAGACAGTTGATCTGTCGGGTGTTCTGGCTACGGGTGCGGTTGGATCGGTTGTTAATTCATCCACTGTTGCGCTGTCTGGGGTTTTGGGCACAGGCGCTGTTGGTACGGTTGTTCCGGACAGAAGCAAGGCAATCACAGGCGTAGAAGCCGCAGGCGCTGTTGGTACGGTTGTCCAGTCGGCATCGGTTGCTTTGAGCGGCGTTGAGGCGCAGGGTATTGCGGGGCAGGTGATTGTTCCGCTCTTGCCAAACACGGCGACTGGTGAAGTAGGATCGGTATCGGCGGATAGGTCGATTGCACTGACAGGTGTTGGTGCTAGGGGCGCAGTTGGGACGATGACTGTGGCAGAGCGTATCTTGGCTTTGTCTGGGGTGTCTGCAAGTGGTTTAGTTGGTGATGTAATTGCGGTATATTGGAAACCAATAGATGACAGCGAAGACGCAAACTGGCAAAATATCAGCAATTCGCAGACGCCTGCTTGGACTACAGTCACGACAGCACAAACTCCCGAATGGGAAGAAATTGTAACTTGAGGTTTAAAACATGACTACAGCATACACATCACTCTTAGGTCTGGCACTGCCAGTCACGGGCGAACTGAGCGGCACTTGGGGCGACACTGTAAACAACAGCATTACATCCCTGTTGGATTCTGCTGTTGCAGGCACAACTAACGTCAGCACTGATACAGATGTCACACTGACCACCACAACCGGCGCTGCGAATACTGCGCGTGAAGCTATTCTGCTTTTCTCAGGTGCGCGTACGGCATTGCGTACGGTTACAGCTCCTGCGCAGTCAAAGATTTACACAGTCATCAACGCCACCACAGGCGGGTATGCAGTCAAGTTGGTAGGCTCTGGCCCAACGACTGGTTTGACTATTCCTAACGGTGCTTCTGCTGTTGTTGCTTGGAACGGCTCTGACTTTGTGGAAGTGGGTGCTGGCAGTATTGGTAACTTGATTGTTAACGGTACGCTGACAGTGACGGGCGCAACAACCCTGCAAAGCACATTGGCAGTGACGGGCGTATCCACATTAACAGCTGGCGCTGTCGTTCAAGGTCTGACTGTTGGTCGTGGTGCTGGTGCTTTGGCTTCCAACACAACTGTTGGCGCAAATGCTTTAGCAAGCGGCTCTCAGTCTGGTACAAGCCTTGTTGCTGTTGGTGAAAGCGCGTTGCTTTCAAATACTTCTGGCGCAAACAGCACTGCTACTGGTCGTTACTCTTTGTACTCCAACACAACGGGCAGTGCTAATACTGGTGTTGGTATGTATGCCCTGTTTAATAACACTACAGCATCTAACAACACCGCAGTCGGCTTCCAAGCCCTTAACTCCAACACCACAGCATCAACCAATACCGCAGTAGGCTCTCAAGCCGCTTACTCAAACACCACAGGTACTGGAATTCTGGCCCTTGGCAGTCGTAGCCTATACAGCAACACTACTGGATCAGGCAACGTGGCTGTTGGTACATCTGAGCTAGGCGGATATGAGGGTGCGCTTTTTGCCAACACTACTGGCACAAACAATACGGCTGTTGGACAGCGCTCAATGGTTTCAAATACCACAGGCGGAAGTAACGTAGCCGTTGGACGTGACGCACTTCTTTCCAACACCACAGCTTCCAACAATACGGCTGTAGGTTTTCAGGCAGGGTACAGCAACACTACAGGCGCCGGCCTAAATGCGTTTGGCGTTCAAGCCGCATACAGCAATACAACTGGTGTAAATATAACTGCTGTTGGCAACAATGCGCTCAAACTTAACACAACAGGAAACGGTAGCACAGCAGTTGGTGTAGGCGCATTACAGGCTAACACAACTGGCGCAGACAACACTGCTATTGGCAGTTATTACAACTCCCTTCCTCCGTTGTCCTCAAACACAACAGGCACATACAACACCGCAGTAGGGGGTGGGGCGCTAAGTTTTAACACCACGGCAAACTACAACACTGCTGTTGGTTATCAGGCCGCTTACTCGCAAGTTGCCACTGTGCAGGGGAATACGGCAGTTGGCTACATCGCCCTAAGGCTAAACACAGACGGCGATGGCATGGCGGCGTTTGGCGCTTACGCCTTGCAGGCAAACACCACGGGCACTAAAAACACTGCTGTAGGTTCAACTGCGCTTTACGCAAACACAACTGGCTCAAACAACACCGCGCAAGGCTACCAAGCCCTGCAAGCCAATACAACAGCATCCTACAACACTGCGGTAGGTTATCAAGCAGGTTACAGCACTACTACGGTCAATTTGCAAACATTTGTCGGCGCTCAAGCGGGCTACTCAAACACCACTGGTGCTTACAACGCTTTCTTTGGCGCAGGCGCAGGATATGCCAACACCACAGGAAATTACAACACCTTTATGGGTGCAAGCGATTCCAGTTCGTATGCCCCCGGTCAAGCCAATACCACGGGTGGCCGAAATGTTGCAGTTGGCGCTGGCGCATTGCGAAGCAACACCACAGCAGGCGACAACACCGCTATGGGCTATCAAGCGTTGTCGCTTAACACTACCGGCACTGCTTTGACAGGTGTCGGTACGGGTGCGCTGTTTTCAAACACTACAGGCACAAATAACACTGCGCTTGGTCATCAATCTCTTCAAGCCAACACCACAGCATCTAACAACACTGCTGTAGGTTATCAGGCGGCTTACTCAAACACGACAGGCACAGGGCTTGTTGCCATCGGTAAGACTGCGGGTTATGCAAATACAACTGGTTCATACAACGTAGCCATTGGTATAGAAGCTGGCTATACAACCACCACGGGCGGTAACAACACAAGCGTAGGCACAGCGGCATTGTTTGCCAATTCAACTGGTGGAAATAATACTGCACTTGGTTATAACGCTCTTGTCTCCAACACCACAGCATCTAACAACACTGCTGTAGGCTATCAGGCGGGGTATAGCACTACTACTGGTGCTAGTTTAGTTGCAGTAGGTAAAACTGCGCTGTACAACAATACTACAGGCACATACAACACCGCTATTGGTGGCCCTGATACTGGCGGTCAATCCACAATGGGAACCAATTCAACTGGTTCGTATAACACGGCAGTAGGTTCTGGTGCTTTGTCACTTAGCACCACCGTATCTGGCAACACTGCTGTAGGTTATCAGGCTGGGTACAACAACACCACAGGCGATTACTTGGTCGCAATGGGCTATCAAGCGGCGTATAACAATACTACTGGTCGCTTTAACGTAGCCATGGGCAGGGGTGCGCTGTTTACAAACTCAACAAGTAATGACAATACCGCTGTTGGTCAAGCCGCATTGAACCTCACGACTGCTGGAGGCAACACAGCTGTTGGCTCAAATGCTCTTGGTGTTAACACCACAGGCGCAAACAATACAGGTGTTGGTAATAACGCACTAACGCGACATACCACTGGCTCATACAATGTAGCATTTGGCGACAATGCACTTGCGTACAACACCACAGCATCCTACAACACCGCTGTTGGTTACCAATCTGGATACAGCCAGACTACGGCTGGCAACAACACTTCGTTTGGTGCAACAAGCCTGTATTCAACAACCACTGGAACTTTAAATACCGCAATTGGACAATCTAGCTTAAATTTCAATACCACTGGAAGTAGCAATACAGCGGTTGGTTTGCAATCTCTTTTTAGCAACACCACAGCATCTAACAACACTGCTGTTGGTTATCAGGCTGGGTATACGAACACTAACGGTGGTAAAAACACATTTATTGGGTATCAAGCGGGATATTCTTCTAACCCCAGTAGTGCGACAAATACAGAGAACACTTTTGTCGGTAGTGATGCAGGTTATAGTACGACTACTGGCAACCAGAATTTATTTGTTGGCTCTTTTGCTGGAAACGCAAACACAACAGGCACAGGTAACACTTATGTTGGTCGTGGCGCTTCTGTTGCGGCTGGCTATCAAATGACAACTGGCTCTAAAAACACTATCCTTGGCGGCTTTGGCGGCAACCAAGGTGGCTTAGACATTCGCACATCAAACGGTTACGTTGTATTGTCTGATGGCGATGGCAACCCACTTCTGTACACACAGAACAACGCATCTGTTGCTTTGCAAGGTGCGGCAGTAGTTGGTGGTACAGGCATCACATTCCCCGCAACTCAATCCGCATCAACAAACGCCAACACGCTAGATGACTATGAGGAGGGGACTTGGTCTCTTACGCCAAATTCAGGGTCAGTTACAGGAAGTGCGGCCTATGTAAAAATAGGAAAACTTGTCACGCTTACATTTGACTTTACTGTTGATTCTGGTGGCGGGTCAACAATGACAATTCCATTCCCTGCGGTTTACACACTTGGTGTTGGAATTTATACGTCAGGTCAAGATTACAACGCTGGGACTACATCCCCTACTGTAGTTATTGGGGGTAGTTCTTCTACCATGTATTTTAGAACAGTCGGAGACAACGTAGCATATGCTGGAATGGGATTTACCACGGGGGCTTCAATCTCTGGAGTTATTTCTTACGTTGCATCTGCATAATTTTGAAAAGGAAAAATCATGTCTACATTCACAGAAATTGTTTACATCTCTCAGTTTGACATCCAGCCCAACGGATGCATTGGTGTTCGCAAGACAACCGATGTCCTGAAGGACGGCGTTGTCATCTCATCAACCTACTGGCGCACAGTGCTTGTGCCCAACGACCCATCAGCATCTACCGTTCTGAACGAGCAGTACTTCTTTGACATTGCCACATACGCTTGGAGCCAACCATCTCCACAGCCTTATGATCCTAATCCCCCAACTGTTTAAAGGAGCCTAACATGGCAACAACTTTTACAACCAAAATCACCCGCATGTACACGCTCGATACTCCTGATCCGGGGTACGTAGTGAACGCTATTTGGGAAGTCACTGGCGTGGACGGCGCTAACACCGCCTCCATCGGTGGCAACACGCAGTTCAACTCTGCTGACCAAGAGGGTGCATTCATCCCCTACGCAAGCCTGACTGAAGCCACCGTCATTGGTTGGATTCCTGCCGAAGCTATTGCAAGCGCACAAGCCTGTGTGCAGGGCCAAATCGACAGCATGATTACACCGCCTGTCAGCCCTGAAGCACAACCCCTGCCTTGGAGCGCCTAAGTTAACGGGAAGCCACCACCCGATCTTGGTGGCGCATTAAAGGAACATCATGGGAAAAAATGAAAAGACCCCTGTGACAATCGACGGCGTTGAACACCAGTTTGAAGACTTGACACCCCAGCAGCAGGCGCTGTTGAATCATGTTGCAGATTTAGATCGCAAATTAGACTCAGCGCGTTTCAATGTAGATCAGCTCCAAGTAGGCCGCAACGCCTTCTTTGAACTACTGAAGCAAGCGTTAGCGCAGCCTAAAGAAGCTGTGTCTGACGTGGAACCTAAGTAACCTTGTGTGACTTGGCAGGGGCTTCGGCCCCCGCTGTTGGGTTACTGGAATTGATTTTGAGTTGTACCCATGATTCCAATAGATCCAATAACGGCGTTAGAAGGACTACAGACTGCGATCAGCGTAGTCAAAAAAGCCAGCAAGGTTGCTAGTGATCTGGCGGGCTTGGCCCCGTCCATTTCACGGATGTTTGATGCTCAAAGCACTGCTACTAAGGCGATGCTTCAGGCAAAGCGTACTGGGGGTAAATCTAACCTTGGTGCGGCGTTACAGATTGAGATGGCTTTGGATGAAGCCAAACGGTTTGAAGAGCAGTTAAAAATGCTGTTCATGCAAACTGGCCGTATTGACGTATGGAATGCGGCTAAAGCTCGTCAAGCCGAGATGGACAGGGACGATGCCAAAGAGATGGCAGAGTTAAAAGCAGCGGATAAAAAACGCAAAGAAGATGAAGCTGAACAATTGCAATGGGCGTTTGCAATTGTGGTCATTGTGATGTTCTTGGGTGCAGTAGGCTGGGGTCTTGCTGAGATTGGCGAGTTGTGCGCTAAGTCAAGGTGTGGTCGGTGAATGAGTACCAGAAGCAATTTGACCTATTCCTCAAAATCTTCGTGCGTATGTGCGTTGCGTGGTGGGTGCTTGGGTTTCTTAAATTCCTGCCAGACGATCTGTCTGACAAGATTGTCAATAAACTACTTGGAATGATTGGACTGGGATGAATTGGTCAGACGTACTCAAGGCAATAATACCCATCGTGGTCATGTCTCTAGCGTGGCTGCTGGGTCAGGTCAATTCATTCTCAGAACGCCTAACCAAGATTGAAGGCCAGATGCCTGCGCTGATTACCAAAGAGGGTGTGCCGACTGACAGTCCAATCAGTGCGGAAAAGCGTCACATCTTAAAAGAAGGCATCTACAAAGACATTAATGACCTCCATGTTCGGGTCAAACTGATTGAAGAACGTAACAAACAAGGGGCTAAATAATGCTTTCACTATTCTCAACCCTTGGCGGTCTGCTGATTTCAGGCTTGCCCAAACTGCTGGAATACTTCCAGAGCAAAAACGATCAGAAGCATGAGTTGGCTCTAGCGCAGATCCAAGTGCAGATGCAACTCCAGATGATGGCTCAAGGCTTTGCCGCCCAAGAGCGCATGGAAGAGATCCGCACTGACCAGATTGCTATGGAGACAGATGCCCAGATGACTGTGGCGGCTTACGACCATGACAAGGCTATTCTGGCTAAGGCAAGCACTTGGGTTGCCAACTACATTGGCACTGTTCGCCCAACAGTCACTTACATCTTCATCCTTGAGTTATGTGCAATCAATGCTTGGATTGCCTACTACGTTCATTCTCATCCCGGCCTCATCCTAAGTATTGACGACCTGATCCGGTTGGCAGACATCATCTTCTCAAGCGACGAAATGGCTATGCTGGGTGCTATCGTTGGTTTCTGGTTTGGCTCTCGTGGCTGGTCTAAGAAATGAAACTGAGCAAGGCTGGCGCTAACTTGATGCACCAGTACGAGGGGTACAGGACTAAACCATACCTGTGCCCTGCTCACATCTGGACGATTGGCTACGGCCATGTGCTGTACCAAGAGCAGATTAAACTGCCCGTGGCGCGTGTAAACGACTACACAGGAATGATCCGTAAAGAGATGCCACTGAAACCGGAGGACAACCGTGTCTGGACTAAAGAAGAGATCGATAAACTATTCGCAGATGATGTCGCTAGTTTTGAACGCGGTGTTCTTAGACTTGCTCCCCCTGTTGCTGGTCGCCAAGGTGCTTTCGATGCGTGCGTCTCTTTTGCCTTCAATGCCGGACTGGGCACTTTTCAGCGGTCTTCTATCCGGATTAAACTAAACCGAGGTGATTGGGAAGGCGCAGCCAATGCACTATTGCTGTATTGCATGGGTGGTGGCAAAATACTCGCAGGGCTAAAGAAGCGCAGGGACGCTGAAAAAGCACTGTTTCTATCCTAGGACTGCCGATGCCGCTAAAAAAACTAACGCTGAAAGCCGGTGTAAACAAAGAAAACACCCGATACACATCGGAGAATGGCTGGTTTGTCTCCGATAAGATGCGCTTCCGTCAGGGTACACCCGAGAAGATTGGCGGTTGGGTTCGCATCTCTGCAACTACATTCCTTGGCGTTTGCCGTTCTTTGTGGAACTGGGTCACTCTTACTTCTCAAAATTTAATTGGTGTAGGTACTAACTTAAAGTTCTACATTGAGTCTGGCGGTGCGTACAACGACATCACGCCTATCCGCTCTACGGTCACAATCAATAACAATCCATTTGCGCTGACAGCTTCTACAACCGTCACAGTCACAGACACGGCTCATGGATGCTACACAGGCGACTTTGTTACTTTCAGTGGGGCTACAGACATTGGCGGTGGTGGCACGAACGTCACGGCTTCTGTACTAAACCAAAACTTCCAAGTCACCGTTGTTGACGCAAACACATACACAATTGTTATCTCTGTAACGCCTAATGCTACAGCTATTGCAGGCTCTCCCGGTGGTGGTGCGGCTGTCATAGCGGCTTATGAGATTCATGCTGGCCCAGCTTATGCGGTTGCTGTGACGGGCTGGGGTGGCGGTGCTTGGGGATCAGGTACATGGGGCGTTGGCTCTAACTCTGTCAATGCCATACAGTTGTGGAGTCAGAATAACTTTGGTGAAGACCTAATCTACGCTCCTAGGGGCGGTGGTATCTACTACTGGTCTGCTCAGATTGGCGCTGCTTCATTGCCGTTTACAGTCACTATTGCCTCTCCTGCTGTAGTCACAGCTAATTTGCGTGACGGCACTGCGGTGTCATTGAATACGACTGGCGCTTTGCCAACTGGCTTATCTGTTGGTACTGTCTATTACGTGATTAACAGCACGGGCACGACATGCAATCTGTCCGCTACCTACAATGGTTCAGCAATTACAACCACTGGTACGCAATCTGGTACGCAAACCATATCGTCTAGGGGTATCAACATTACCCAGCTTGGCGGTGCGTCAGACTGCCCAACTATTCAGAACTTTATCTTTGTAGCCGACACCAGCCGGTTTGTGTTTGCGTTTGGCTGTAACGACTACGGCAGTAC